TCCTTGAACAAATCCAAAAGGCAAAACAGCTTTGCATTTTACTAGAGCAAGCAATTCACGACACCGGCGATTGGGAAAGCCGTTCTTTAGATTTGGCTTGTACAAAAACCGGTGAGATCACAAAGCTTTTGCATACAGCTCAACAAACCCTGACCTATCAGGTCGAAAAGGGACAAGTGAAGGAACAGACATAATGGGCATTGCAATCTTTCTTTTAGGGATCTTGATCATTGCCGGTTTGCTGGCGTCGATCATTGAGCATTTCAACAAATGAACACAACGGAAAGCGGCCCCATGTCGGGCCGTTTCTAGGTGTGTTTACACCAAAACGGAAACCCTTAAACAATGGAGTCAATCATGGGTATTCAATCAAACATTTTGTCATTTAATCAAGCAACCGGCGCAATCTTTCCAGCATTGGAACAATGCGATTTTGAAGCAAAACACGCAACGGCTTATGTCCAGAAGGCGGGTTGCACAAATCCAAACCCGTCTCTTGACGATTTGCAGGCCGTGCCTGATCACATCGCAAAGATCATTTACCGGACGGACACGGGGCAAGCTTTGGGACGGACCGGCAACCGTTATGGCATTGTGCAAAATGCAGCATTGCAGGAACAAATGGTCCAAAGCTTAGAGCAAACCCTACCCGCTGAATACTTGAAGGGAATTGAGCTGGAAGAGAACACAAGCGGGAACGGGGCCTTTTGTAAGTTTACCTATACGTTCCCCAATGCGGCTGAACCAATCAGACAATTAAGGGACTCGACCGGTTACCAGTCTGATCGATATGGGCAACACCATAAAGAAACGTGGTTAAATCTGGCCTTTTCAGTGATTAATAGTTTTGACGGCTCGACCCCTGCAATATTCAAGGCCGAAGTCAGGGACGTTTCCTGCCTCAATAGTTTGACAACCGGCTTTTTTGATACGTCAAAGCAGAGACACACCGCAAAAATTGACGCCGGTCGGTTTGCCAATTTCATTGAGCAGCAAGCCACCAATTACAAGAAACGCATTGAGATTTGGCAGGCATGGGCCGGTCGTTCGATCACACCGGAACAAGCCGAAACATGCCTTAAAGAGGCTGGCTTGTCCCTTCGATTGACAAAGGGCTTGATGGAACAATTCGAGACGGAAGCGGCGCAACGGGGCCGGTCGCTTTGGGCCTTGTCTTCAAGCTTGACGTTCTGGTCTTCACATTCAAGCGAACGGTTTACGGTTAAGGGTTCAGCTAAAAAGGACAATATAGCCGAAACCCTGAATGCTCGTTCTAATCGGGTCAATCAGGTTATTGCGTCCCCTGCCTTCCAAGCTTTGGCCGCTTGATATGGGGGAAATAAATCACCGATTTTCGGGGCCGTATTTTGTCATTAATAAAAAGAACAATACGGCCTTAGAGGCGCATAGAAGCTTGGCTAGTGCGTTTAAATCTTGTTCGACCCTGAACGACCACGAAAAGGCAAATAGACGCCCGCCGGTCTATTTGGTCGAAGTAAGAGAACAACCGGATTTATGACGGAAAGCGGCCCCAAACAAAGGGGCCGTTTTTAGGTGTAAATTCGCACCAATTGGCAATTTAAACAATGGAGTCAAAAATGCCTTATTTAACAAAAAGAACCCTTTCCGATCTTTTACTAGCCCACAAAGGGTATTGCGAAGAAAACGAGTCCTTTGCGCCGGTACACTTAACGGACAAGGAAAAAACCGACGCCTATTTTCGCAAGGCATTGGTCGTTTCCCGATATCTTGAAGCTTGCAAAACCGCTGATTTTTATTGGTTCAATCAAAACGCACCAAAGGCAAAGGCCTACGCTGATCTTTACGACCGGTTAGTAAATCTTGAACGATTGGGCGGTTGTGTCGGTTATCTCACTAAACGACATGAAACACCAAAGGCCCCTAATCAATTCAGGGGAAAAGGGGCACCAGCAAAGCTTAAGGGCAAGCGGCTAGATTTGCTTAAGGCAATGCTTGAACGCAAAGCAAAAAGGGAAGGAAACGCAAAGCATTTAACGAATAACCAATTGTGCAAGGCCTTTGGGATTTGCATTGCGACCCTCTACAAAATCCGCAACGGAAAAGAGGCCTATAAATGATACCGGAATTGATTGATTGCGGTAATTGTTCAGGGCTTGGGGAAGTGACTCAAGCCCTTTCCGTAAATGATCCAGAAGGCCCCTTTGTTGCTTGTCCTGATTGCTCAGGGGAAGGCACTCAAGAAAGGCCTTTGATCGATCAAGAGGCCAGACTCTACGTTCTAACCCTTTACCGGTTAGAGGGCCTTCTGATCGACGGAGTCGATCGGTTTGGGGCAAGTGATTTTCAAGAGGCAATCGACCAAATGAAAACCCTCTTTGATCATTACCGGACGTTGAATCTTTCCGCAGCCGTCAAACCGGCATATGATTTTACGGAAGGGCTTTTTCAATGGTCGGAGTGAAGACAAAAGAGGCGGCCCAAGAGGGCCGTCCCTTGTTCCCTTACAAGGTGCGAAGGGTAGAAGACATGGGGCCGAATGAACGTGTCCTAAAAGACTCGACAAATAAGAAATTGGGCAAAGTGATCCGAAAAGGGGTTTGGAAAGGTTACCGGATCAAAAGCCTGACTCTGGCTGAACGCACAACATGTCCGGCCTATTGTATCCATTGGCTTGATTGCTTTGGTAATAACATGCGTTATGCGACCCGATACGAAGCGGGGCCAGCCTTAGAAATGCAAATCAATGCTGAGCTTTCGGCCCTTGATCGAAAGGGGAAGCCCTTTGCCCTTCGATTGCATGTGTTAGGGGATTTCTACTCTATCCAATATATCGATCAATGGTATCAGCATTTGCTCAGATATCGATCTTTGCATGTCTTCGGGTTCACGGCCCTTCGGAAAGACTCAGTGATGGGAAGGGCCATTGACGCAATCAAGACTCGTTTCCCTGATCGGTTCAGGGTGCGATGGTCCGGCCAGCCTTGGATCACTGACTCAGCCTTGTCACTTGATGACCCTTTGACCGGTCGCTTGATCGATCAAGGGGACGCAATCCATTGCCCTGAGCAAGAGGGCAAAACGGAGTCTTGTGCCTCTTGTGCTTTATGTTGGCATGAGACCACCAAAGCAATCGCCTTTGCGACCCACTAAAACTGGCCGCTGAGTGTACCCAAACCAAAGGTGAAAGGGGTCGATAGCCTCTTTTGCTTTTGGCTATTGTACGGGCCTCTTTTGGGCTTGTGTGACAAATCGGGTTTTGCTTGTTTTGTCATGGTCTTATCTTTGGTTATGTGATCACAAGGGGCCGGTCGATCGATCGAACGTGATCACAAAGGGAAGCTCAGGGCTTGCCAAAGGCCCCGCCGACCGGTCGATTTTACTTGCGTTTATTGATCATTTGAGCATGGGGCCCCCCAAATCATACCTCGACATTTTGCCGTCGGCCCTTATCCACCCATATTGACAACATAAAAAATTTAGTTCGATCAGGTATAGTACACGTTAGGGTTGCACATGCGGAACAACTATAGTACAAACAGTGTACAAATTGTCGCACCTACTAAATTAACTATTGACACGAATCACTTCTGTCCTTATACTATAGTATATACTATAGAACAGGCAGGGTTAAAAAAAAAACACCCTGCCAAAACAATAGAACTATACTATAGTATAGAGAAAAGACAACTTATTTGTCATTTTATTTATTTTTTACTTGACAAATTGTCTTTATTGTGTCACAATACGAATCAGAGGACAAAACCGTCCGAACCTTCACACAACATAATGTATAAGAGGAAGACGAGGGACGTTGATTTGTCCTCGCTTAATATAAGATGCCCTTACCGTCATTACCATATAGTGCTGTCATAGCTAAGAAGGTGCGAGAAGGCATTCGCAGTGGTGTAGCTGTTAAAGACATTTTGTCATCCATACAGAAATATCAGAATGCTCCTTCCAGTACTGCTACGTTCTATAAGCTTTACGGAGAAGACATAGCAGAAGAGAAAGCCTCTATTGTAGGGGCTGTAGGTTCTGTTGTCATCCAACAAGCGTTAGACGGTGACTTTAAAGCTGCTGAACTATTCCTACGGAGTAAGGGCGGCTGGTCACCTACGCAGACACAGGTAGAGGTAGAGGGTACAGAGGACGCTGACACTGATGAAAGTGCCATTGATGCTCTGATGAACCTGTTAGGAAAGAGTAGTGATAACAGCACAGACTCTTAGAGAGTTACCCGACTCTGAAGTTGCATCCGTATTACAACAATTAGGCCCAAAGAAAACGGAAGAACTACAGCATGACTGGAACTTCTGGGCTAGACCTGAACAATTAGAACCAGAGGGTAAATGGAATGTTTGGGTTGCACTTGCTGGTCGTGGCTGGGGTAAGACCCGTGCTGGTGCCGAATGGGTCAGACACAGGATCAAGAAGGGCGATAAGATTGTCCACTGTGTTGCACCTACTAAAGGTGATGTTCGCAGGGTTATGGTTGAGGGTGACTCAGGTCTACTCAATGTCTGTTGGAAGGGTGATAAGACATATAGGGGAAAGCATATTGGATTTCCTACTTGGTCACCTACCAACAACACTCTCACATGGGAGAATGGCTCTAAAGCAGTATTCTTCTCAGCGGAAGATCCCGAAAGATTAAGGGGACCGCAAGCTTATTCCGCATGGACTGATGAGTTATGTGCTTGGAACAACGCACAAGCAACTTGGGATATGTTACAGTTTGGTTTACGATTAGGCAAAAGACCCCAAGTCTTTGTCACCACCACACCTAAGACAACCAAGCTAATCCGAACTATACTCGCAGACGATAAGACGATCATTAGCAAAGGGAGTACCTATGATAATGCAGCCAATCTAGCCGATACCTTCTTAGAGGCAGTAAAGAAGACTTATGAGGGAACAAGGTTAGGTAGACAAGAACTATATGCAGAAATACTTGATGAAGCATCTGGCGCATTATGGAATAGACAACAACTTGCGAAGTGTGAAATAGACAAGGATGATTTACCATCTCTTAATAGGGTGGTTGTTTCTATCGATCCAGCTATCACATCCAATGCAGAAAGTGACATGACCGGTATTGTAGTGGCCGGTATTGATGTCAACGGAATAGCTTACGCTTTAGAAGACCACACTGCAAGATACACACCGCAACAATGGGCAGCAAAAGCCTCTGAACTCTACCACACTCATTCAGCAGATAGGATTGTAGCGGAAAGAAACCAAGGTGGTGACATGGTTCGTCATACCTTACAGACAGAAGATCCGACATTACCCATTAAGCTCGTACATGCTTCCAGAGGGAAGATGGCACGGGCTGAACCAGTTTCTGCTCTTTACGAACAAGGAAAAGTAAAACACGTAAAGGGCCTTAATGAATTAGAAGATCAGATGGTACAGTGGGAACCTCTAGGGTCCACAGGCTCACCAGACCGTCTTGATGCTTTAGTTTGGGCTATAACGGACCTCTCATTAAATGGCTACGCAAAACCTACGCTGAAGCTGGCGTACAGTAGCGCCAAAGGATTAAGGTAATGGTTAAGAAGC